TATTAAAACTATGATGGCAATTCTTTATGATAACATGAGTGAGAGTTATGATAAGTATTCAGTTGATGAATTGATTACTGAAGTTGAAGAGTATTATCCACATCTTTTAGAGGAATAAAAGTTACTCACCTCGAAAGTGTTCTAGTTGTATGAACAACACTATGAAAAACGAAATGACTTTTCGCTATGCACTTTCTGTTCTTGAAGAACATTATGATGCCACTTATCGTGGTATCAAAACTGTTAAAGAGATGTGTTCATCTTTGACTGATTGGATTTCTTGGGAGGGTGAATCTCCTGATGCAATCTATCATCAATTCGAGACTAAAGTTGGTCCGAATTGTATTGTTAAAGATGATCAAGTGATTACACTTGCAAAGCACTATGTTTGAGATTTTATTATAAACAAGAATTTACTCCTCTTCAAAGTTACTCACCTCCAAATTGTTTCTATAGTATGAACACTCTTCCAATTATGCTCAAAGGTCAAGAACTTCTCAACGCTGTTTCACTTTACACTGAACAGGGATTATCTCGCACTGATATGGCAATTAAGTGCGGTTATTGTCAGGTTGAAGGTAACAACACTAAAGTGCTGTTCACTGCATTTTATGAGGCAATTATGGATGCCAAAGGTATTACAACTGCACAAGTTGAAAAGGATACTCTGATTGAAGAATATCCTGACAATGATAACATTCAACAACTCATTGATGATGGTTATGATGTAGATGCTATTAAAGCGTTCATTGAACTCTATGGTGAAGAAAACCTTGAGCACTTTGATGAATCTTATCAAGGTGAAATGTCAGGTGCTGAATATGCAGAACAACTTATCACTGATTGCTATTCTCTAGACATTCCTGCCTTTGTTTGTGTTGATTGGGAACAAACTTGGAATCAACTCTCTTATGATTATGATGAGCAGGATGGTTACATCTTCTCTCGTCACTTCTGATTCTTAATTAACACTTCTGACCTAGGTTATGTCATTAAACTAACCTAAACACTAACTCACATTTTTCTCTCTTATTATGACCAAAGAAACTGCAATCGGTATGCTCAAGGTTGGTAATACTGGAAATGATATTCTTCAGATTCTTGATGTTATCGTTGCTGATATTGAAAGTGAGAAAACTGCAGAAATTCTGTTCTGATTGATAGTAACTGTAAGGGGGGAAAATAACTCAAAATCCCCCTCTTTTTGCTTTAATATATAAAGATTATGCTTTTTTTATATTAAAAAAGGTATTTTAAATGTATATTAGTGTTTTATGTTATCCACAACCTATGTGGAAAACTCCTTGTTAAATGTGGAAAACCTTGTGATTATGTGCCTTTAAATCCTTCTAGGTCTTGTGATTATGTCTCTTTAAATGTGTCCAGGTCTCTTTAAATCCTTCTGATAAATGTCTCTGGACCTTGTTAAATCCTTCTGATAAATGTGCTCAGACCCAGTGATCTTACACCGCCTATTATAACACCCTCGCAGAGAAATGTCAACCACCCGCCCATAAGTTTTACAGGGGATTGACACACAAAAAACATAAGAGTCCCTCATAAATAACCGTTATGGGATTGACATATAGGGACACTTATCTTACACTATAAAAGCATCACCACTCGGAGCATCATGCCTGCTATCTATCACCAAGCACAGAAGCAACGCTATCGAATCACTTTGGATATTGAGGCACTGGGAGACTTTGACCCCCATAATATCAACTGGGAGAAGTTGTTCCAATTAGAAGGTTCCGAAAGTTGTGATGCTTATGTGGAGGACTTAAGTACACCTGACACCTGGTGATTACACTGGGTTCAAAGTTACTCACCTTCAAAGTGTTCTTATAGTGTAAGCACACAATCAACCCACAATGACTACCAAATCCCTTGACAATCTTCTAGAGATTTCTAACACTCTGAAGGCAAAAGGTAAAAAGGTCAGTGTTAAGGTTTTGAAAACACGCGGACCCCGTAAAGGTGAAACAATGCAACGCAACTCACAGCACGGTCGCGGTTATGCTTTGGGCAACATCGGCGGTGGTGATTGTCAACTAGCATCTCATGCTGTTGGTGGTGGTAAAGGTCAAACCATCACTAAAGTCACTGGGTTGGGTAAAGAAATGGTGGCAAACCTTTCTGAGGTTAAGCGTCGTTATGCTGCACAAATCAAAGCAGATCGTAGAGCAGCAGCACTAGATCGTCGTTGATACTTAAGGGGGAAAATAACTACCCCTTCAAAGTTACTCACCTTCAAAGTGTCCTTATAGCGTAAGCACTCCTTCTTCTTATGACAGTCTCCACTCTTGAAACTAATCTCACTGATACCACTTACAACGGGTGGGCAAATTATGAGACCTGGAATGTATCTCTCTGGATTCAGAATGATCGTTTCCTCTACAACACTGCCAAAGCATGTGTTACTTACTGTGCAGAGGGTGACTCACCTTATGCCTGCTTTATTCGGTGCATGGATAACTGTGCTCGCGACATGACTGGTGATAATGTTGCATGGAATGATGCAAACATTGATCACACTGAAATGAACGAAATGATGGCAGAACTTTGATACTTAAGGGGGGCACGGTAGTTGACACTTTGCCCCCTTATTTGCTATAATGGCAGTGTTCGTGTTCGGCAGTTATTGTGCCCTTATGTGTTAACGGGCGGGGCGCGTAACGGGGGGGCGTTATAAAAATCGCTAACTTCCCTAGTCTACACTGTATGTCTTTTTCGAGCTCTATATCACTCTCATAAAAAATTTCCGGCAGATATAAAAACGCCATAAAAGGTCGATATATAAAAAAAATTTCCCCCTATAAAAAATCTATGAAAAAGGAAAAAATATATCACATATATGCAAAGAAAGAGTGTATATACAATAATCTTACAGAGGAACAATTTAATAGTATATGGAAGACATTGAGAGGTATGGTAGGACTTATGAAGACAGATTATGTGAGAGATGATTTAAGTTATGAGATGTGTGAGGTAAACCGTATTTCAACGATAGACACTAGTAATTAAATGTAATCGGAACAACTTAAAGTGATGTGTATCATTGACAATTGTATAGATATCACAGTATAATTGAATTGAGTTTCTAAGACTTATGGCAAAAGGATTTACAGTAAAAGCAGCAGCACCAAAGAAGAAAGAAGAAGAATGGGATTATGATGCTATCAAGTCTCGTATGAGAGGGAAGCAAATTGTATTTTGTTTACCTGGTAGGGGTTGTAGTTTTATTTTTCTAAAGAAATTTGTACAGTTATGTTTTGATCTTGTACAAAATGGTATGGGAATACAGATTAGTCAAGACTATTCGTCTATGGTTAATTTTGCTCGTTGTAAGGTACTTGGGGCAAATGTATTGCGTGGACCGAAGCAAATTCCATGGGACGGTAAATTAGAGTATGATTATCAGTTATGGATTGATAGTGATATTGTATTTGACACCAATAAGTTTTGGCAATTATGTGATATGGCATTAAGTGCTGAAGGTGAAGAGAAGGAGATTGTTGCTGGATGGTATGCTACAGAAGATGGTCATACAACTTCAGTAGCACATTGGTTAGAGGAGGATGATTTCCGTAAGAATGGTGGAGTTATGAACCACGAAACTGTGGAATCAATTCAGAAGAGGCGTAAGCCATTCACTGTAGATTACACAGGTTTTGGATGGGTGCTCATTAAGAAGGGAGTCTTTGAGAATCTTGAGTATCCTTGGTTTGCACCAAAGATGCAAGTTTTTGAATCTGGTGCAGTACAAGATATGTGTGGAGAAGATGTATCATTCTGTCTTGATGCAAAGGAGGAAGGATTTGAGATTTGGTGTGACCCACGAATTCGAGTGGGGCATGAAAAAACTCGTGTTATCTGATCATGTATAATATCTTATGTGATGGACGTAAGATACATCAGAATCTTAGTGCTGAAGAATGTACTAAGATTCTTGACGATTATGCTCAGAAGTACTATAATACTTCTGATGAAACCATCAATCCAAATGTATTTGAAGTGGAGGTAATTGACTAATGGCACGTTCTATGATGAAAGGTGGGTCTTATGTTCCCGGAAAACCTAAGAAGACTCGTCAAGGAAGTTCTCAAAATACTCTCCTTTCAGCAACTTCTCGTAATGGACGAAAGAAAAAGTATCGTGGTCAAGGGCGGTAAATAGTACAAGAGATACTTAAATATGAATGTCTTGTTTAATTACTAACTTACCATCAGTTGAAGTATGGGTAAGAAAAGAATATCTCACTGACCATCAAAGTGGTCATGGAGAATTTGTAAAGGGCGTTTGGGTTTCGGCTAAGTCGATTCCTGGACGCGCTTTTTATTTTGAGACTTATTTACCAGAATATGCTGCAATGTATGATAAGTTACCAATTAGTGCCTTTGTAAATCGTCCAGAGACACCTAGTCCTGATATGAACCTACCAAATCTACAGTTTTGGAATTGTATGGACTATGGTGTTGTTAGTATTGATAAAAAATTCATTGGTAGTATGGATTTTGAGTGTTATACACGCGATTATGGTACGATGAAAGGGACTTATGTATGTACATTAGATAACTATCATCGTGATCCTGATATGGTTGACTATGCAACAAGTGAAAATCCTGCAGAACATAAGTCACATAACCTTATTGAACTTGAAAATGGACAGTTTGCATTATATCCAAACAATAGAATGCGTATTTTTGACAATAGTTTGACACCTGAGACACCAAAAGTACCTGATTTTAAGGTCTCTACACAATATTATCAAGTTGAAAATGGTTTTGATAGACTTGGAATGGGTCGTGAAGATGAATATTTTTGGAAAACATCCAAAGAGCGTGAAAAAACAGAAAAAACCACTTCAGAGGAGTAAAAATGGGCAACTCAAGAGTCGATAGGGATGAAAATTACATGAAAAATGAGTATGGAACTGAAGGATTAATCACTGATTATGATAATGTGTATGATCGTTGGATGAAAAAGAAGGAAAAAGACCTAAAAGAGGTTGATTATGAAGAAATTGAAGGCAAAACCTTCCTACAAGACTGATAAATAAAAATAGGTTTATAATTTACTCATGCCTGTACAAAGGGTAAGTAAAGGTTTCAAGGATATTGGGAGTACTTTTCAAGTAAATCCACTATCGAATGATCTTCTTGCGATTAAAAATGAGACTGCGATATCAAGATCGATAAGAAATCTTGTATTTACCCTTCAAGGTGAGAGATTTTTCAATCCAGATCTTGGTTCTAGGGTGTCTAGATCACTATTTGAGAATATTGATGGTATTTCTGCATCTATTATTCAAGATGAAATTAAAAATACTATCAATACCTATGAACCAAGAGTTGATTTAGATCAAGTTATTGTTGCACCAAACTACGATAACAACGAATTTAATGTAACTATAAGTTATTTTGTTGTTGGTATTGATGCTTTACCACAACAGTTATCATTCGCATTACAGCAGACACGATAATGCCATTAGTCAATTTCACAAATCTAGACTTTGATCAGATAAAGACATCGATTAAAGACTATCTCAGGTCAAATTCAAACTTTACTGACTATGACTTTGAAGGGTCTAACCTTTCAACGATAGTTGATGTATTGGCATATAATACATACATATCCTCATATAATGCTAATATGATTAGCAATGAGGTGTTTATTGATAGTTCAACATTAAGAGAGAATGTTGTTTCTTTAGCACGCAATATTGGATATGTTCCAAGATCAAGAACATCAGCACGATCTATTATTTCTTTCTTTGTTGATACTACAACCTTTGATACTAACCCCATCACATTAACCCTTAAGAGGGGCGTAGTTGCCTCTACAAGCGCATTTGGTGGGGAGAGTTATACATTTGCCATACCAGAAGACATTACCGTTCCTGTTGTAGAAGGTATTGCATCCTTTGATAATATTGAGATATTTGAGGGCGAATTCTTAATAGATAACTTTACAGTACAGTCTGAAAATCCAGCACCACCGCAAAAATATATTTTAAGTAATTCAAATATTGACACTTCATCATTAAGAATTTTAGTTAGAAATACTGAAGCAAGTTCTATTAGTAAGAAATTTATATTATCTAATAGTTTATTTGATATTACAGCAACATCAAGAGTATATTTCATTCAAGAGATTGAAGACCAAAGATATGAACTGATTTTTGGTGATGGTGTTTTTGGTGAAAAACTTGAGGCATTAAACTATATTGAAGCATCATACATCAAAACAAGTGGTGAAGCAGCAAATGGTCTTTCGTCTTTCTCATTTAGTGGAAGAATATTAGATAATAATGGTGTTTCTGTTTCAGAAGGTATTTCATTAATTACAACTATTAATGCCTCTGAAGATGGAAAAGAGATTGAGTCTGTAGATTCAATCAAAAATTACGCTACAAGGATATATGCATCACAAAATAGAGCAGTTACCGCAGCAGATTATGAAGCACTAATACCTTCAATATATCCAGAAACGCAATCAGTTTCTGTCTTTGGTGGTGAAGATTTAAATCCACCACAATATGGCAAAGTCTTTATCACAATTAAACCATTCTATGGTCCATTTGTACCAAACTCGATTAAAGATAACTTAAAGAATATTCTGCGTAGATATAGTGTTGCAGGAATAGTTCCAGAAATTCTTGATCTTAAATATCTTTATATTGAATCAGATTCTTCAGTTTATTATAATGAGAATCTTGCTCCTGGTTCAAATTATGTAAAGACAGTTGTATCTACAAATATCAATAACTACGCTAATTCTACTGAATTAAATAAGTACGGAGCACGTTTTAAATATAGCAAATTCCAAAATATTATTGATAATAGTCACGAATCTATTACATCAAATATTACCAAAATTCAAATTAGGAGAGATTTAGGAGCAAGTTTAAATCAAGTTGCAAACTATGAAATTTGCTTTGGTAATGAGTTCTATATCAAGAGACTTGATGGATATAACATCAAGTCATCTGGATTTAGAGTATTTGGTAATGATGATGTTTTATATCTTGGGGATATTCCTGACGACAATCAAGTAACTGGTGAGGTATTCTTCTTTAAACTGGTTTCTCCAACTCAACCAGCGATTGTAAGAAGATCTGTGGGAACGATTAACTATGAGAAGGGTGAGATATTACTCAATAATGTCAACATCACTTCAACATTAAAATCGGTTCAGGGGCAACCAATTATTCAAATTTCTGCTTGTCCAAAATCAAACGATGTCATTGGATTGCAGGACTTATATTTGCAACTAGATATTAGTAATAGTATGTTAAATATGTTAAGCGATGAAGTTTCTTCTGGAGCAGACCCATCAGGAACTACGTATATAACAACTTCAAGCTACACAAACGGAACTTTAGTACGTTCATAAGAAATGATAGAAACTAGAATCAAGATTAATAAAATTGTTGCAAACCAACTTCCCGAGTTTGTAAGAGAGGAATTTCCTCTTGTAAGTGAGTTTTTATCACAATACTACCTTTCTTTAGAAGGACAGGGTTCAACTTTAGATATTTTACAAAATATCGATCAGTATGTAAAGGTAGATAACTTAACAAACATTGTAGATTCGACGATATTAGATGCTGATGTATCTTTTATTGATGATGTCATTACTGTTCAGTCTACATATGGATTCCCCAAATCTTATGGATTGATTCAGATTGGTTCAGAAATCATTACATATACTGGAACTACTGCAACAACTTTTACTGGATGTATTCGTGGTTTTAGTGGTGTTACATCATATCAAAGTTCAAATGCTCCAGATGAACTGACATTTAAAGAATCTGAAATTGCAGAGCATACATCTGGTTCGACTGTAACAAATTTAAGTGTTCTTTTCTTAAAGGAATTTTTCCATAAAATAAAAAGACAGATAGTTCCTGGTTTTGAAGACAGAAAACTTTATTCTGGTATTGACCAGAGAATTTTTATCAAGCAATCTAATGATTTCTATACCTCAAAAGGTACAGATCAATCGTTTGAAATTTTATTCAGAGCACTTTATGGTGAAGATGTTGAAGTTATAAAGCCAAGAGACTATCTGCTCACACCATCAAACGCAGAATATAGAGTATCAAGAGATTTAGTTGTAGAAGCATTAGAAGGTAATCCTGAAGATCTTCTGAATAGAACGCTTTTCCAGGATGAAACTGACGAATTTCCTGGTGCAAGTGGTTCGATTAATAATGTTCAAAGAATCGAAAGAGATAATAAGACATATTATATCATAAGTTTAGATTATGATTACGATAGAGATATTAATGTAAATGGTTCTATTTTTGGTAAGTTTTCCGTTCATCCATCTACAAAAGTAATCACATCAGTTTCTCCTGGAAGCACAGTTCTTGATGTTGATTCTACGGTAGGATTTCCTTCATCTGGAACTTTAATTGTAGACTATTCGGATGGTTCTTCTATTGAGGTTGAGTATACATCAAAGTCTTTAACACAGTTTTATGGGTGTAGTGGTATTGGTAGAGACATTGATTCTGAACAAGTTTTAAGAGTTAATGCTTTTGCCTATGGTTATCTTGGATTTAATACTGATGAGACTGTTAAGGTAAGAATTACTGGCGTAATTTCTGATATTGATGTTTATGAATATACCTATTATTATGAGCCTGGTGATATTATTGAAAATAAGCACCTCGGTATCGGTTTAACATCGGTTGTTGGAAACAATTGGTTCTTTAACATTGCAACTTCATATGATATTAGCGGAATAACCGTTCAAGATCTTACCAACTTTAAGTATAAGGTTAATACTTTCGATGAGCATGGTTTCTCTGTTGGAGACAATGCAAATTTAATTAGAACAGATGGAACAACAGTAAAGACTCAAATTGTTTCAGTACTGAATCCATATTCATTTGTTATTGCTAATCAGGGACAAATTCAAACTCAAAATATAATTCGTATACAAAGACTTGTATCGAAAGTAGAATCCAATAACTATCCTGAAGCAGATATTTACTCTACAAATGTTCAGAATGTATATTCTGACAGGGAGTCTGTTTATGTAGCATCACCATCTATTCCAAATTATTTAAATGAACCTTTAACTGTCAGCAATAGGTCAGCAAAGTTTTCTGGAACAGTTAGTGGAGAAGAACTTACAATTCCCAATCACGGGTTCTATACTGGTGATTCTGTAACATATAGACCTATTAGTTCTACTAATACATTAAACATTTCAGAAGGAATCTATTTTATTGAAAGAGTAGATGAGAATACTATAAAACTTTCTAGAAGTAGAGCAAATATTAATAATAGGTTATATTTAACTTTAGAAGGTACTGTAACTGATAATATTTTTGAGCATACTGATCTTGCTTATCAAGAACTTGAACCCCAAAAAATTATTAGAAAGATCTCCGTTCCAGTAACTGATACTAATGACCATACAACAGTTCCTGGAACTACGGGAATTCTTGTCAATGGCGTTGAAATATTAAACTACAAGTCAAGTGATGCAGTTTTTTACGGTCCTATTCAAACTGTTGATGTCACAAATAGTGGTGAAAATTATGATGTAATTAATCCACCCATTTTGCAAGCAAATGGATCGGTAGGAACTGGTCTTTCTGCATATTGTCAGGTTGAAGGTTCTTTAGAAAGAATTGAAGTTATTGATGGTGGTTTTGATTATGTAGAAACACCTGTAGTAAACATTACTGGAGGAAACGGTAGCGGAGCAGTTGCAAGACCTGTTTTAAAAACTGTAACGCATACTGTTGACTTCAATTCAACAGTGTCTGGTAGTTCAGTTAACCTGACAAATGACACTATTGCATTTTCATCATATCATAAGTTTAGAGATGGTGAACTAATCATCTACCAAACAAATGGTCAAACATCTGTTGGTGGAATGACCACTGGTGCCCAGTATTATGTTTCTGTTCAAGATGAATATACAGTAAAGGTTCATAAAACATATACTGATGCAATTGATACAACAAACGCAGTCAATCTGACATCATATGGTGTAGGCAATCATACATTTAGATGTGCAAATTCTAAAAAAATTATTTCTGCTATTTCTGTAATAAGTTCTGGTAAAGGATATTCTAATAGAGAGACGACTACTACTTCCGCAGGAATTAATACATCATTAAACACTATTACATTAAAGTCTCACGGTTATAGAAGTGGTGAAATAATTTCATATACTTCTGGAACAACTGCTATTGGTGGATTGAGTAATGAGAATTATTATGTAACTAAAGTTGATGACAATACTATTAGATTATCTCAAGTTGGTACAGGATTAACTGCTGCAAATTTCTATTTTGCAAACGATCAATATGTTGAACTCACATCAACTGGTTCTGGAGTACAATCATTCAACTATCCACCTATTATAGTTTCTGTAGAGGGTAAAATTGGTGTATCGACAGTTGCAGGGCAAAATTTTGGAGCACAATTGCAACCTGTTTTTAGAGGAGCAATTAAATCAGTTTATGTCGAAGATGGTGGTGTTGGATATGGTTCTTCAGAAATTCTAAACTATAACAAACAACCAGAGTTTACATTAAACAGTGGTTCTGGTGCTCAACTCAAAGCCATTGTCTCTAATGGAAAGATTACACAAGTATTGGTATTAAACACTGGTAACGGATACAATTCTCCACCAGATATTGAAATCAATGGTTCTGGAAATGGTGCTATTCTTGTTCCTGTAATTTCTTCTGGGTCGATTACCGAAGTTAAGGTAATAAGTGGTGGATTTAATTATCTTGAGAAAGACACAACAATTTCTGTTATTAGTTCTGGAAAGAATGCTGCATTTGCTTCTAATCCAAAAGTATGGAACATTAATACCTTTGAAAGAATTTCAAATAATAATCAAATATCAGATGATGATGGAGTAATTGCTGAAGGAAACAATTCTTCTTATGGACTCCAATATTCGCATTTATATTCTCCAAGAAAACTGAGGAGAACTATACTTGGTTCAAAGGTTATCAATGGTAATTTGTCGTTCGTTCCAGATCTTCAAATTCAAAATGGAAGAGAAATTTTATCAGATACCCACTCACCTATTATTGGATGGGCATATGACGGAAATCCAATCTATGGACCTTATGGATATTCATTAATAACTGGTGGTTCTCCAAGATTACTTAAATCTGGATATATTTTATCTTTAGATTCTGATAGACCAAATCCTTTAGATTCTAATGGTAATTCAATTTATCCAGATGGATTCTTCATTAATGATTATGTTTATGATGGTTCTGGAGATCTTGATGAGCATAATGGAAGATTCTGCAAAACTCCAGAATTTCCAAATGGAGTTTATGCATATTTTACTACAATCAATACAAATTCCGTAGAATCTGGTGGTGCATTTAAGAACTACAGAAAACCAGAATTCCCTTATTTTATCGGAGATAAGTTTAAGTCAACTCCAATTCCATACAACTTTGAATCTGGTTCTAATCAAGACGATATTGATTTAAATGATACCATTTTATCTAGAAATATAACTCCATATGGACCTTTAAATTCAAATACTAAGTATGACTTTATTTTGGATTCTAACCAAATCCAAAAGCAAAATACATTAATTAAGTCAGTAAGCAGAGGGAATATTCAAGGTATTGGAATCAATAGTGGCGGTATCAATTATCAAGTTGGAGATAGATTAGATTTTGATAATGAAGGAACTAAAGGTTTTGGCGCAAGCGCAGTAGTTTCTTCAGTATTAGGAAAAAGAATCCATAGCGTAGATATATCAAAAACTGAAATACCAAATGTAGAGTTCTATCCTTATGGTGGAATAGACTATCTTGTTGGTTTTGCTACATCTCCACACGATTTAAAGACCAGAGATATTATTACTTTATCTGGTATTTCTACAACAGACAATTTAACAAATAAGTTTTTTACAGTTGGTATTGGAACGGCAGGGTTTACTCTTAGTTCTGATGTAGACACATCTTCTGTTACAGGTATCATTACTTATTTTAATGTATCTGGCAGTCTTTTATTTCCAAATATTAGAGAGAATGATATTTTAGGTATTGGAACTGAGAAAATCAGAGTCCTTAATGTTGATACAGTTTCTTCTAGACTGAGAGTAGAAAGAGCATATGATGGAACATATGGAATTGCACATACTGGTTCATCAAGTATACTCGAAAATCCAAGAAAGTTTATAATTGATGGTAGAAATTTAAACATTTCTCAAGTATATGACTACAGCAGAGAACTTCATTTTAAACCATCAGAAACAGTTGGATTAGGAACAACTGGTGGAGTTGGTATCACTTCCACATTATCATTTGCAAATCCTGGTGTAGGTATAACTCAAATCAGTATTCCAACAAAGTCACTGTATATTCCAAGTCACAGATTAACTACTGGCGATGAATTAATCTATTTCAATTATGGTGGAGATTCTATTGGAGTTTCTACAGACGGTATAGAAACATTTGCTTTTGAGAATGGACAAACTTTATATGCAGCAAAAATTTCAGATGATCTTGTTGGAATAGCAACTGCTAAAGTTGGTCTTGGATCAACAGGTTCATTTGTTGGTATTAATAGTAGTGTTTTTGTTGATACATTATACTTTGTTGGGGTTGGAACTGGTGAAAACCATAGTTTAAAGACGGTTCCTGCAAATATTTTATCAGGAATTGTAAATAGAAACTCTGCGACTGTATCAACATTATCTACTCACGGACTTCAGTATCAAGATACTGTCTCATTAAATGTATTTGCAGGCATTTCTACTACTCTTTCTGTAAGATATAATGACTATCACAGAAAACTTGTTATTGATTCAAGAGACTTTGTTTCTGGTGATGTAGATATTATTGATAATTCTATAACATTATTGAATCACAATTTGTCTACGGGTCAAAAAGTTATTCATACTGCAATAACACCTGCAACAGGACTTATTGATAATGGAATTTATTATGTTTATGTTGTAAGCAAAGATAAAGTTAAACTTTGCTCAACTGTAACTGATTCTTTAAAACAAAATCCAAAGGTAGTTGATATTGCAGGAACTTCTTCAGGAACCATTTCACAAGTCAATCCACCTTTGATTCTGGAAAGAAATAAGACTTTAGTATTTGATTTATCACACTCATCACTTTCATTCACAAACAATTCAATATCATATTCTGCGTTTGACTTTGGTATCTTTTCCGATAGGGAACTGAAGAATCAGTTTTATTCATCAACTGCCACTAAAGACTTTGAAGTAATAAAGAGTGGAACTGTTGGCATAGACACAAATGCAAAACTGTCTATCAAAGCATCTAATTCTTTACCAGAGACTTTATATTATGGTGCTATTCCCATCAATTTAGAATTAAATACTGACAGCAAAAAAGGAATTAAACCAGATACTCAAAATGTAAAGAATAATAATGAACTTATCCTGACTAATAGTGTTCTGACTTCAAAATTTACTGTAAGTGGTATTGGTTCTACAACATTCTCATTCAGCATTCTTGGTTCTCCCAAAGAAGATCAATATCTCCCTACTGATGGAGATCTTTTCTATACAACAGATTCTCAATATGCATATGGTCCAATTACAGAAGTTGTACTAAAATCAAGTGGAAGAAATTATGAGAAACTTCCATCAGTATCAAGAGTAATAAGTGGAAAAGGGACAGATGCTATTCTTTATCCACAAAGTTCAACCATTGGAAAAGTTATAAGTCTGGATATTCAGGACATTGGTTTTGATTATTCTGCAGATAAAACTCTTAGACCAGAGGTTCAACTTCCTCAAATATTGAACATTGATCCATATTCAAAATTCCATACTATTGGAATATCATCTATTGGTGTCAATTATTCCCTTGCTCCAGATTTAATAGTAATAGATGGTGTTTCAAAGAAAGTAGTTACTGATATTGAACTTGATTATAATTTGGGAGATTCTTTCGTAACAATTGTAAAAAATACAGCGTCTCTCAATAATGTTACTCCAACAATAATTCCAATTAATAATACGAATGGTGTTTCTATCACAGATGTTCAATTTAATACAACATCTAAGGATGTAACGGTTTCTCTAGGTTCTAGTTACAGCGCTTTAGAAGACTTCCCATTTGATGTTGGCGATTCTGTATTAATTGAAAGTGTTAGTGTTGGTATTGTAACAACTGCAAAAGGATATAACTCATCGAAATACAATTATAGTTTATTCACTCTTACTCAAACAGATCCAAATATTGGCGGTGCAAACGCATCCATCACATATAATTTAACAGAATATCTTGCTTCTGGCGAATATCCTGGAACATTTGATTCTGTAAATTCGGTTGGTAGAGTTATACCATCAAAACACTTCCCAATATTTGATATTAGTTTAGAACAAAACAAATTTTATAAAGGTGAAATTTTAAATTCTCCTTCTGCTAGTGGTGTAGTAAATTCTTGGGATGAAAAGACCGGAAATCTTAAGGTATCTACAATACAGAAGTTTAATATAGGGGAAAATATTACAGCATCTTCTTCTAAATCTGTAGGAAGAATTACTGCTATCAGTCTATTCAATTCTTTCTATAATATTGATTCTTCTTCTGTAGTTAAGAAAGGATGGCAAACTGAGTCAGGATTCTTGAATAGCAGTTTACAAAGATTGCACGATAACGACTATTATCAATATTTCTCATATGCTATCAAGTCAAAAGTAGAATATGATGATTGGAATAACGCAGTCAGCTCTCTTAATCATACTGTAGGATTTAAAAAGTTCTCTGATTTGATTGTAGAATCTGAAGATAAGAGTGCAGGAATATCTACAGATCAAAATCTTGGTGATTTTGTTGGGATTGCTGATTTAATATCTGAAATTGATTTAAATTGCGTAAATGACTTTGATTTGGCAAAAGAACTAACTGTCAATATTGATTCAAAAATTGCATCTAATGAAATTGTATTCAACTCTCGCACACTTCAAGATTACTTAGAGTCTATTGGAAATAGAGTTCTTTCTATTGATGACATTAGCACTCAATTTAATAGTAACCCAAGACCAGAAAGATATAATTCTATCGATCTTTTCTCTTTAGATGATGCAAGATCTAAAAAGTATATTGTTTTCATAAAAGATAATAGATATACTGACGAAAAGCAGATTAATTTAGTATCCATCCTCCACGACAATTCACATGGTTTCATAAACCAATATGGTAGAGTTGAAACAGTTGGCGATCTTGGTTCGTTTGACTTTAGTATTTTGGGAACTGAAGGGCAACTTCTTTACTATCCAACCAAATATTCATTAAATGATTATAACCTAAGTTATGTTACTTATAGAATTGAAGACAGTATTGCAGGAACTGATTCTAGAGATTTTGGAGACACTACCAAAGTTTATAGCAC